CAAGAAGAAGATGAGAACCAGACAAACCCCCAAGCAGCAGAGATCGACCACAAAGAAGCGATCGAAGAAGAAGATGACGAACCCTTAGAAAGACCTGATTGGTATCCTGAGAACTTTTGGAATAGTGAAACAAGTGAGCCAGAGATTGAAAAGTTATCTAAGTCTTGGATGGATTTAAGGAAACAAATCTCACAAGGAAGTCACAAAGCACCTAAAGATGGCAAATACAATACTGAAGTTTTTGGTAGTATACCTGATGATGATCCTATTAAATCTCATGTTACATCATGGGCAAAAGAATATGGAATCAGTCAAGGTGCATTTGATGATTTAGTAGGTAAGGTTGTTGAAATGCAAGGTAATGAAGCACAAGTTGCACAACAATCATTAGAAGCAGAAAAGAAAGCTCTTGGTCCTAATGCTGACCAGATTATTAAAAATACTATTGATTGGGCTAATGGTCTAGTTAGAAAAGGTGTTTTAGGTGAGGATGATTTTGAGGAGTTTAAAATCATGGGTGGCACAGCAAAAGGGATAAAGGTTATTACAAAATTAAGAGAAGCATTTGAAGGAACAAGGATTCCAGTAAATTCTCAACCTGTTGATGGTATGCCTTCTAAGGAAGAACTCTATCAAATGGTTGGTAGCAAGGAATACAAAGAAAATCCAGCTTACAGACAAAAAGTTGAGAGGATGTTTCAACAAACATTTGGATAAACTAACTTTCCCCCAGGAAGTTTGGGAGTCTTCGGACTCCCTTTTTTTTGTTGCATTTTATTAAAAAAACCATTAGAAGAAAACTAAGGCATATTGATTTTATATCAACCCTTGTACTCAGTAAGACTGCGACTGGCTATCGTAAATAGCAAGTTAGAACCCAAAAGCAAATTTTGGCTTATTCCAACGAAAAAAACTTTACTTTAATTTTTTTTATTAGGAGTTAATATGGCAGTTTCATTATCTAATGCTTTCATTACTCTCTTTGATGCTGAAGTCAAACAAGCATACCAAGGTAAAGCACAGCTTGTTGGTGCAGTTAGACAAAGACGAGGAGTTGAAGGTTCAACAGTTAAGTTCCCAAAAATTGGGAAAGGTGTTGCTCAGTTAAGAGTTCCACAATCTGATGTTACACCACTTAATGTTTCATTTTCACAAGTAACTTGTACTCTTAGCGACTACAATGCAGCAGAGTATTCTGACATCTTTAATCAAGCTAAAGTTAATTTTGATGAAAGACAAGAGCTAGTTCAAGTTGTATCTAATGCAATTGGTAGAAGACAAGACCAGTTAATCTTAGATGCACTTAATGGTTCATCTACATCATTAACTGTATCTAATGATATTGGTGGTACAGATACTAATATGAATGTAGCCAAGCTAAGAGAAGCTAAGAAGTTGTTGGATACAAACAATGTTCCACCAACAGATAGACACATGATTATTCATGCTAATTCTTTAGCTTCTTTACTATCTGAAACTAGTGTAACAAGTGCAGACTTTAATACAGTTCGTGCATTAGTTGCTGGTGAGATTAACACATTCTTAGGATTTACTTTCCATGTACTTGGAGATAGATCAGAAGGTGGATTACCTATCGATGGTTCAAGCGACAGAACTCTTTATGCTTTCCATAAAGATGCAGTCGGTTATGGCGAAGGTATTGCAGCTAGAACTGAGATTAACTATGTTGCTGAGAAAACTTCTTTCTTAGTCAACTCTGTTTTCTCTGCTGGTTCAATAGCTATCGATGACGAAGGTATTGTTAAATTAACAGCTAGAGAATAAGGAGATAGAGAATGGCTTTTGACAAAACAGGATTCACCACTTATGGTGCATCAAAGAGTGGAAATGCAGTATCCTTATATGGTTACAGTACAGCAGATGCTATTGCTGATGTAAACACATCTGGCTACTTCAATGATCTTTCTGATACATTAGAAGTTGGTGATGTAATTTTATGCAGAACTTCAACTGGTGGCACTCAAGCATTGAGCTGGGTATATGTTGCAAGTAATGCTTCAGGTGTCGTTGATGTGACAGATGGTCTTACAATTACAGCAACTGACTCAGATTAATTTTCATCTATTAATCAAACACGAGGGTAGTCTTAGGGCTACCCTTTTGTCTTTATAAAGGGAAAGTATGGCAAGTGGAGATACAGCACTAGGAATTTGTTCAGACGCATTATTAATGATTGGTGCAAAAGCAATCAGCTCATTTACAGAAGGAACTGATTCAGCAAATATTTGTGCTTCATTGTTTGAAGATATAAAGAAACAATCTCTTATGCAATATCCTTGGACATTTAGTTTTAAGAAAGTTCAAGTTGCAAGACTAGCTACTACCCCTACGACAGAATATACATACGAATATCAATTACCAAGTGATCGCATTGGTCCACCAAGGCAAGTGTTTATATCAAACACAGCTGGGCAAAGACCAATTAATGCTTATAGAATTTTACAAGACAAGTTGTTGACTAATGAAACAACTGTCTATGTTGACTATCAATATGATGTTGAACCATTTGAAATGCCTACTTACTTTGTACAGTTTTTAAAATATTACATGGCATGGCATTTATCCCTGCCTATTACAGATCAAACTGATAAAGCTGCATACTGGCAGTCAGTAGCTGTAGGAACACCAGGTGAGAATGGTAGAGGTGGCTACTTTAGAACAGCTATTAGTATTGATGGACAAACACAACCTAATAACTATATTGATGATTACTCGCTAATTGAGGTTCGTAATTAATGGCAAGATTTGTAAGTTTACAAACAAACTTTTCTACAGGTGAGCTTGATCCACTTCTTCGTGCAAGAGTAGATTTACAAGCATACACCAATGCACTAGAAGAATGTAATAACTTTGTGGTACAACCACAAGGTGGTATTCATCGTAGACCTGGTTCAAAGTATTTAGCATCGCTACCTAATACAGGTTCAGACTCTGTAGCTAATGGTAGTAGATTAGTATCATTTGAGTTTTCTACAAGTGATTCTTATATGTTAGTATTCACTCACAATAGAATGATTGTAGTCAAAAACAAACAAGTTATTACAGATATTAATGGTAGTGGTAATGATTATTTAGATACTAGCTCATTAGGATTAACTGGTACTATTGTTGAGAAAATGTGTTGGGTACAAAGTGCTGATACATTAATAGTAGTACAAGAAGATTTAGCACCTATAAAGATAGTAAGAGGTGCTGGAGATAGCAACTGGACAGCATCTGCTATTACATTTGATTCGATACCAAAATATGATTATGTACCAGCATCAAGCAATCCAACTGGAACAATTACTCCTAACAAAGTATCAGGCAATGTACAGATAACAGCAAGTAGTGGTGTATTTAGTGCATCTCATGTTGGTCAGTATATTAATGCTTCACCACAAGGTAGAGCAAAAATTGTGCAACGAGTAAGTTCAACTGTTGTAAAAGTCGTAACAGAGTTTCCATTTTTTGATACAAGTGCTATAGCTAGTGGAAGTTGGGAGTTAGAAACTGGATACGAAGCTGTATGGAGTGCCACAAGAGGATATCCTAGGACAGTAACATTTCATGAAGGTAGATTATTTTTTGGTGGTGTTAAGTCACGACCATCTACAGTCTTTGGTAGTAAGGTGGGATTGTTCTTTGACTTTGATCCAGAAGAAGGATTAGAAGATGATGCACTTGAAGCTACTCTTGATACATCTACTTTTAACAGTATTGTTGATATTACAAGTGGTCGTGATTTACAAATCTTTACTACTGGTGGTGAGTTCTATGTACCACAACAAGGTCTTGATCCTATCACTCCATTGAACTTTTTTATAAGAACTGCAACTCGTAATGGTGCAAAAGAAAATGTACGAGTGCAACAGTTAGAAACAGGAACTTTGTTTTTACAAAGACAAGGTAAATCATTAAGTGAGTTTGCTTTTACTGATACATCGTTATCATATATAACTACAAAAGTTAGTTTACTTAATGGACATTTACTTAAAAACCCTACAAATATAGCATTAAGAAAATCAGTTGCTACAGATGAGAATGATTTGTTACTTATTACAAATGCAGATGATGGAACGATGGCAGTCTATTCATTGCTTCGATCACAGAATGTAATAGCACCATCAGAATGGAATACAGATGGTAATTACTTAGATGTTGGAGTTGATATAACAACAATATATACTGTAGTTAAAAGAACGATTGATTCTACTGATTATTACTTTTTAGAGTATTTTGATGATGATATGTTAGTTGATAGTGCAGTAACTGGCACAACAGGTTCATCTGCAACTGTAGCACATTTAGATACAGCTACAGTAGATATTATCTTAGATGGTGCAGTTCAAACGCAACAAGCTGTATCAAGTAACACAGTTACATTTGCTAGAGCATCGACATCATCATTTCAAGTTGGGTTACCATTTACAACTAAGGCAGTTACTATGCCAGTAGAGTTAAGACTAGCAGTAGGAACACGATTAGGATTTAAGAAAAGAATAGTAGAGGTTAATGCTTTGGTGTTAAACTCACAACATATGAAGATTAATGGAACAAATATTCCTTTTAGAGCTTTAGGATCAGATATATTAGATGAAGCAGTACCAGCATTTACAGGCACTAAAACTCTACATGGAATACTTGGTTATACTGATGAAGGTAAAATAACCATTGAACAGGATGTACCATTGAAGCTAACACTTCTTGGTATGGAGTATAAAGTAGCAACACATCAAGGAACATAATATGGAAGCAGTCGCAGTTGGTTTAAAAATTTTTCAAGCAATAGCAGCTAGAAAACAAGCTAAAACAGAAGCTAAAATGATTGAGTTGCAAGGTCAGTTTGATAAGATAAAAACTCAACAAGCAGCATTAGATAAAGAAGAACAAGCTCTTGATGTTATAGATGAGCAAAGACGATTTAATGCAGCAGCATTTGCAAGAGCAGCAGCTGGTGGGGTAGATGCGTTTTCTGGTACAGCTCTAAATATAACTGTTCAAAATGCAACTGAAGCTGGTCAAGCATATCAAACTCTTATTAGACAAGCATCTACATTAGAAGGAAGTGCTGGATTCCAAGCTGGTCAAGCATTAGCTACAGCAGAGCAAACAAGACGAGCTGGTAATTTACAAGCAGTTGGTTATCTTGGTGAAGCTGCATATTATGGATCACAAACATAGGTTAATAATATGGCAGAACTTCCTTTAATAAAACCAGCAAGAGATTTACTTTCTAATACAAGTGTGCCTGTTGATTTACGACCAACTATTGCTGCGAGTCGTAGACAGAGTGAAGCTCTTAATTTTGCGTTAGATAAAATAACACAAGCTGTAACTGGTGTAGCTACTGCACAGAAAAAAAAGAAAGATCAAACTAATCAATTAATAGCAGATCAAGCATATAGTGAGCTTCAAAATAATGTAAATGCAGATGCTGCTACAATTAAAAAAAAAATTATCAATGGTGAAATTACTAATATTAGTGAATTAACTATTGAAACAGATGCTTTGTATGGATATGCAAAAGCTCTTATACAATATGATTCTGCTTCGGCAAGAGACCTTGAAAATTTAATTAGTGGGCATTATAAAAATTTTAGAGATGAATTATTTAAACAACAAAAATCTGCACAAAATAGCAGCCTTGATAGTAGTTACAACGAAGGCATTGATAGTTTGCCTAGTTATTTATCTTCTACTCTTAATAATTCTGCT